CCTTACCATAGCCTTACCGGCTTTAGGCGACGCCCTTACTCAAGGGTTATCGACTGGCCAGTTCACCTGCCCCTTTGTCATCATGCCAATTAAAGGGGGAGCAATCCCGAGAATTTGTTCGGGTATGTTCCGTGAAGTGTTCGACTCATGCACCGGCAAGCTTAGAGAGGACGCCGACTTAGGCGTAGTCAAGTGCCTCAGGGAGGCACTTTACCTCTTTAAGAAAGTGCGCCTACGGACTGTTGAAGATGAAGATCTTCACAGTGAAGCCGTTGGCACATTTGCGGCCTGTGATGTGATCGCGCAAAAGGTTATTATACCTGAGCGTGAAGAGCATCTCTTGGCCTCCATTGCGCGTATTCTGCTTTATGGGCAAAGTTCAAAGCCCGTGAGCGAATTGGAATACAAGCATGGACCCGGTGCGGTTGTTGAAGGCTACAGCTCTAACCAGAAGTGGTCAGAGCTCACGAACGCGGTAAGGAATGCCGAGTTCGACCTGGATATGTATGGGTACGCGGATTATGGCGTGATTCTCGCTAATACAGTGAGAGCCATAACCACGGACTCGACAGAACAGGAGCGCCTTCTTCAGCTCGCTTCGAGCCGCACTGCTAAGCTTATCTCGGTGCCGAAGAACTCGACATCGAGACGTACTATTACTGTGGAACCCCTTCTGAATCAATTTATTCAGCAAGGGTTGAACTTGGAACTTCGTCGTGTTATTGACGAGAGCCCAATCCTCAGTATGAGCTTAGCTTTAACCGACCAGAGCCAGAATCAAAAGTTGGCTATGGCCGGATCCCTGCACGACGACTGGGCAACCATCGACCTTAAATCGGCGTCTGATCTCTTGAGCGTTAAGCTTGTTGAGATCATATTCCGTGGTCACGGTCAATTCTTTGACCGTATGATGGAGTGCCGTTCTACCTTCGCCGAGTGTGATGAGTATCACCTCCGTCTAGGGAAATTCGCCGGAATGGGTAACGCTTTAACGTTTCCGGTTCAGAGTGTTTGCTTTGCGGTAACCTGCATTGCAGCCATTTTGGACCAGAGGGGTGTTCAAGCCTCTTATTGGAACGTTAAGCGCGCGGCTCGGCAACTGCGTGTCTACGGTGATGACATCATCGTAGGAAAGCAGTTTGCACGTCAGTGTGTAACCTGGCTTGAGAGGGTTGGCTTAAAGGTCAACCATCGCAAGAGCTTCCTTGAGGGTAACTTTAAGGAGAGCTGCGGCGTCGATGCGTTTAGGGGGGTCGATGTGACCCCACTATACCTTCGATACCGGCCAGATGACATGTCCACAGAGCCTAGTGTTATTGAAGGACTTGTGTCAGCCTCAAACCAAGCATGGTTAAGAGGCCTCTACTCGTTCTCCACCTGTCTTGCCGATGAGGTTGAGCTTCGTTTAGGAAGGAAGCTCTCCCTTGTTAGCAGGAAGT